GGTTGATGCTCTAGTCGCTGAATCTCGTTCTCTCGATGAGAAGATTGAAAAACTTACTGCACAAGCAGCAGCAGATGCGAAAGCCGCAGAAGCTCGCTCCGCAGTAGCAGAAATCGCAACACCAAAGGTGGGCGGTTTCAAAGTAACAAAAGAAGCACGCACCTATGCAGCAGAATCAGATGCTTCCTTCTTCAAGGATGCTTACAACGCACAGTTCAAGTCTGATTACGCAGCACAAGAGCGTCTTGCTCGCCATCAGCGCGAGGAATCCATTGAGCGCCGCGATGTCGGAACTGCTCAGTTTGATGGTCTTGTCATCCCACAATATCTCGTTGATCTCGCTGCGCCACTTGCTCGTGCAGGTCGCCCATTCGCAGACTTCGTGACAAACAAGATGACACTCCCACCTTCTGGAATGACTCTGAACATCAGTCGCATGACGACAGGTTCGTCAACTGCGGTTCAAGTTACACAGAACGATGCAGTAAGCGAAACAGATGTTGATGACACACTATTGACAATCAATGTTCGCACCATTGCCGGTCAGCAAGATATTTCCCGTCAAGCAATTGAACGCGGAACAGGTATTGATGCTTTCGTGGCAGCAGACCTCATCAAGTCTTGGCATACAACACTTGATTCACAACTTCTCAATGGATCAGGAAACGCAGGACAGATTCAAGGTCTTCGCAACGCAGGTGGAAATGCAATTACTTTCACCTCAACTGCTCCAACAGTTGCATTGCTTTATCCGAAACTCGCTGACGCAATTCAGCAGATTCAGACAAACGCATTTGTCAACCCAACTCACTTCGTAATGCACCCACGCCGCCTTGCATTCTTGCTCGCTGCGGTTGATTCAACAAACCGCCCACTCGTTGTTCCTGCCGCTAATGGCCCAACCAACGCTGCTGGTGTCGGTGCAGGTGCTGCTGCTTACGGAAACTCCGGTTATCAGATGATGGGTCTTCCAATTGTGACCGATGCAAACATCGGAACAACCTACGGAACCACAACAAATCAAGATGAAATCTATGTTGTGACCGCAGGCGAATCTCACCTTTGGGAACAACCAGGTTCTCCATTCACACTTCGCTACGACGCGACAGGTGCAGGAAACCTCACCATCAAGACCGTTGTTTATGGTTACGCTGCCTATACCGCAGGTCGTTACCCAACTGCCGCTTCCATCATTAGTGGAACAGGCTTGTCAGCACCAACCTTCTAGTCTTTAACTAGAAGTCAAGATTGTGCAGAGGCGGTTAAGGCCCCCCGACTTAATCGTCTCTGCACTTCCTAAAGTTCGGGGGAACTTATGAAATCAGGTCACAAAGTTTCAATCGGGTCGTGTGATCCTGGAATGGTCAATGGCGGATTCGCTTATCACCTTATCCAACTCGCATCGGCACGAGCATCAAGGCTTGGCCCTTTTGTTCGCATCAAAGGTTCAGGCTTACTTTCCAAGCAGCGCAACCGAGTAGTCAAGCAATTCCTAGAAATGACTGACTCTGATTGGCTCTTGATGATTGATTCGGATGAACAACTTGATGTGTTGACATTCGACAGATTATGCGAAACCGCACACGATAAAGAACGCCCTGTCGTTGCCGGTCTAGTCTTTGCGGGCTTCGGAGTCGCAGGCAAGCCATATCCCAAGCCTGTTCCCGCAATTTTTCAAGACTCACCCAATGGATTTCTTCCACTTTACAAATACGACAAGAACTCAGTCTTTGAAATTGACGCCGCAGGCACAGGATGTCTGATGGTTCACCGAAGCGTTCTTGAAGCTATCCGCGACAATGCTGATCCTAATCAAGGCAAGGATTGGTGTTGGTTTTGGGATGGGCCTGTCAAAGGCGAATGGATAGGCGAGGACTTGCTTTTCTGTCGCCGTATCAAGTCTTTAGGTTTCCCAATATATGTGAACACCGCAGCAATTTTGCCTCATCAAAAGTCTTATTGGCTCAAAGAGGAACACCACGACTCATGGCGCGACTAAAGCGCAAGGAAACTGCAACCGCCGCTCCTAAACTTGAGCGAGCAATTCAATCAAAACCAAAGAAGAGGACTACAAGTGGCAATCACCAACGGCTACGCAACTCTCGCGGAAGTAAAGTCATCTCTAGCGATAACTGATACGAGCGACGATGCTTTGCTTGAAATCTCTATCACTGCCACGAGCAGAATGATTGATGACTATTGCGGGCGCTTCTTTTATGCTGACGGCACAAGTCAAAGCCCTGTTGTTCGCTATTACACCGCACAAAATCCTTGGAGTCTTGCGGTAGATGATTTCACTTCTATCACAGGCATCGCCACCGACGACAACTTCAATCAGACTTGGTCAACAGTGTGGTCAACTTCTGACTTTATGACAGAGCCAATCAATAATCCCCGTCGCGGTTGGCCTTACACACGACTCTTGGCAACAGGCGCCTATGTCTTCCCTTATTACTTGCCACAGGCAGTCAAGGTGACAGGCGTGTGGGGATGGTCGGCAGTTCCTTCTGAGGTCAACCAAGCCTGCATCATTCAATCCTCGCGTCTCTTTGTGCGCAAGCAATCGCCTTTTGGAATTGCGGGAACGCCTGAACTCGGCACAGTTCGCTTGGCATCAAAACTTGATCCCGATGTTGAGGCGCTACTTCGGCCAATGAAAAGAAATAATGGTTTGGCAGTATGAATCCAAGCACTGTTCGTGACCGACTCAAGCAGAACCTTCAGACCATCACAGGTCTGCGTGCTTATGACTTGATCCCCGATACTGTCGTTCCACCTGCCGCAGTAGTCGGACAATTAGATTTCACATTTGATATTGACAATGCTCGCGGTCTTGACCAAGCGCAAGTTGATGTCCTTGTGATTGTGCAACGCTTTTCAGAACGCTCAGGACAAGACAAGTTGGATGCCTACCTCGCAGGGTCAGGTGCTAGCTCTATCAAGGCCGCGCTTGAAAGTGATCGCACTTTGTCGGGAGCAGTGAACACACTGCGAGTCACCGGCGCCGAAGCAGGCACCTACGACTCACAAGGCGTCACTTTTCTCTCTTACAGATACAGACTCACGCTTTGGGGATAGGAGAATAAATGACTTACAAGGTCATCTCAGACCGCGAGGTCTGTGGAAAGAAGCAAGGTGAGATTCTTACCTTGAAAGAACTCGAAGATGCAGGCGCAAACATTGATGCTCTCATTGTTGGCGGTCATCTTGAAATAGCAAACAAACCAACAATCAAACCAGCACAAGAAGGAGCCAAAAACTAATGGCACGCATTGTCCTCACAAATGCCTATGTCACTGTCAACTCTGTTGATGTCAGCGACCATGTGGCATCAGTAACTCTCAACTCATCCATTGATGTTGTTGAAACAACTGCATTCGGAACAACCGGCGCACGCACACGCATCGGTGGTCTTGCAGATAACTCAATCACTTTGGAATTTCACCAAGACTATGCTTCAGGTTCTATTGAAGCAACTGTCTATCCTCTACTTGGCACCACAACCACAGTTGTTGTGAAGCCAAATGGATCAACCACAAGCACCACAAATCCTTCCTACACCGCAACCGCTCTTGTCTCAGAGTGGACACCTTTGAATGGTGCAGTCGGCGAACTCGCTACTGCTTCCGTGACATGGCCTGTTAGCGGCGCAATTACGAAGGCAACTGCATAGTGGCAAGACTCGTTCTCACCAATGCCTATGTGACATTCGCATCAACCGATTTATCGGATCACATTGCGAGCGTGTCACTCAATACCACTTACGACATCGTTGAAACGACAGCGTTCGGGGATACGGCAAAGAAGAGAGTGGCGGGCTTGGCAGACAACTCTGTCAGCTTTGAATTTCATCAAGACTACGCTTCAGGCTCGGTTGAATCTACGATTTACCCTTTGCTTGGAACGGCAGTGACTTGTGAAGTTCGACCTGTCAACACGACAGTCAGTGCCACAAATCCCAAATACACCTTCTCAGTGCTAATCTCTGAATGGACACCGCTCAATGGTGCTGTGGGAGAATTAGCCACTGCAAGTGTGACTTGGCCGATTTCGGGTGCCATAACAAAAGCAACATCCTGATAACTAGTAGGGGGAAAATAAATGGATGGATTAAAAATACGCGTCAAGACGACTGATGGAATGGATGCAACTTATTCGTTGCGCCCACGCATCATCGTTGAGTTTGAAAC